AGATTATATGTTATATTGTAATACTTTAAAAAATGGGGGCACCCATTTTCCAAATCAAGAAAAAACTTTAAAAGCAGTTAAAGGTAAATTATATATATGGCCAGCAGGGTTTACTCATCCGCATCAAGGTGTTATATGTAAAACAAAAGAAAAATATATCGTAACAGGATGGTTTGAAAATTGTGAAAAATAAAAAAATATATTTTATATCAGGATTTCCTAGAGCTGGTAATACAGTTCTGTCATCTATATTAAATCAAAATCCAAAAATTAAAACTACAGCACATTCAATTTTACCAGATGCTGTTCAAAGATTAGATAACTTAAAAAAGTTATATGCCTATCAAAATTTTCCAGATGAAAAGTCTTTAGACAATTTAATAGAAAAAACATTTGAGAGTTATTACAGTCAATGGGACGCTGAATATATTATTGAAAGAGGTGACTGGATAACTCCATATAATTTAAATTTGTTACAAAGATATTTTAAAAATAATGAAATTAAAATTGTTATATTAGTTAGAGATATCTTAGATATCTTAGGTTCTTTCTTAAATGTTTGTCGAAGAAACGCTGAGTTTTATGTTAACACACAATATGAATTTTCAGATAAAAGCACAGTTATATATGATCATAAAGAAGAAAAAGCTGAAATAATAATGAGCAGAGAAAATTATGTTTATACTACTTTGTATTCAATTAATGATTTAATAAAGCAAGATACTTTTAATAATTATATTTTTGTTGAGTATAATGACTTGGTTTCTAAACCTGAAGATACATTAAAAAAGATATATAACTTTTATGGCATTGAAGAATTTAAACATGACTTTAATAATATTAAGGAATTTTCAGCTAATGGAATAAAATATGATGATGGTGTTTTAGGTGGAACAATGCATGATGTTAAGCTAGGGAAACTTGAAAGACAAAAATATGTTGTTTCTGTTAATCAAAGAGTAGTTGATAAATATTCAAATTTAGAAATGTGGAGAGATGTTAAAGATAAAACAGATAACTATAATTATATTGCTAAAATACAAATTAAAGATGCACAAAGTACATTAGACAAGTTTTCTAAAGAAGAGTGGGACAAGTATGATTATAGACAAAAAACTTGGGACGTACATAAAGAAACTAAAACTATACCCTTACTATACAGTGAAGATTTTAGTGAAGACTCTCCAAAGAGAGAACATTATGATAAATTTGAATCTACTTTAAAAGCTGTTGAAGAAAAATTAATTCATAAACATTCAAAAGGATCTATTGTAAGAGCTATATTAGTTAACTTACCAGCTGGCGCAGATATTAAAGCTCATCAAGATCACGGTGTCTCTTTAAAAAATACTTTCAGATATCATATACCCTTAAAGACAAATCCTTATGTAGTGTTTACTGTAGGTGGAGAAGGTAGAAATCTTAAAGAAGGTGAAATATGGGAAATAAAAAATACAGAAAAAATTCACTCCGTCTATAATAAAGGATTTTATGATAGAATTCATTTAATTGTAGATTGGAAAAATGAAAAATTATAAAATTACAAATAATTATTTATCTACAAAACATTTAAATACTTTAAATAAAGTAATACTAAGTAATAACTTTCCTTGGTTTATTCAAGAAATAGATGAATCCTTTCCTGGGCATAGACAATTTGTACATATCTTTTTTAAGGATAATAATTTTACTACATTTTATTCTTATCTTATAGAACCTCTTTTAAAAAAAATATCTTATAAAAAATTAATTAGAGTTAAAGTAAACTTATTAACACAGACTAATAAAATTATAGAGCATCCCTATCATATAGATAGTAACGTAAAAAATTCTATAACTTCTATTTTTTATTTAAATACAAATAATGGCTATACTAAAATTAAAAATAAAGATAAAATAATTTCTAAAAAAAATACATTGTTAACGTTTCCATCTTCTTGGGAACATCATGGAACTACTTGTACCAATAAAGAATATAGGATAGTATTAAATATTGTTTATGAAAGATAAATTAAAAGATTACTTGTTAAAAATAAATAATTTTTTAAATAAAGATTTTTGTAAAAAAACTACAAAACAATTAAATAAAGTTAATTGGGAAGATCATTATTTTAAAGAGTATGGTAAACCACTTACAAAAAGATCTGGACATAGGGAGTTAGAAGTTTCTTTTGATTCAGTTATAAATAAAAAAGAAATAATGGATAAACTATACTCAGCTATACAAACTTATCAAGATAGACTTAAGTTTCCTTGGTATAGTTCGTGGGCTGGTTATACAGAAATAAGGTTTAATAAGTACACTAAAGATAAAGTAATGGCTAAACATTGTGATCACATACACAATATTTTTGATGGTAAAAGAAAAGGAATTCCAACATTAAGTTGTTTAGGTGCTCTAAACGATAACTATGAAGGCGGTGAATTAATTTTATTTGATAATGCACAGATAGAATTAAAAGCTGGAGATCTACTAATTTTTCCATCTAACTTTATGTACCCTCATGAAGTAAAACCAGTTACAAAAGGAACAAGATATTCTTATATATCTTGGGTATATTAATATGGAAAATACCTGGGAATGTAAGTTAATAAAAAAACCAAATGATTATGTTTATTTATTTAACGTTAAAAAACATAAACAATTAAAAAACAAAATTTTAAAAAATATTAATAATACTCCTTCTACTACTTATTATGAGAATGTTTCAAAAAGCGACTGGCAAATAGATAGTTCTATACCTAGACCCTATTGGGATAAAAATATTCAAAACATATTTGAAAATTGTTCTACTATTTTAAAAAAAGACGTAGCTAAAAACTTACTTTTAAAGGTTCAGTTACATAATTATTGGTTTCATACCTATAAAAAGAACTCTCATTTTGATTGGCATACCCATGGAAACTGTCATTTTTCAGGGGTTTATTATATTAGCCTACCTGAAAAAAAATATAAGACAGAATTTTTGGATATAAATGTTCCTGTAAAAGAAGGAAATTTATTAATTTTTCCTGGTTTTTTACCTCATTCTTCTCCTGTTAATAAATCTATAAAACAGAAGATAGTGCTGTCATTTAATTTCTGTATTATTAACGATCAAACTGCTATATAATTAACACTTTCTTTTAGTTTTTTATAATATAAAGTGGTATTATGTTACAAAAATTAGGTTTTCTACCCGGATTTAACAAACAAGTCACAGAGACCGGAGCCGAAGGGCAATGGTTTGGGGGCGATAATGTTAGGTTTAGGTATGGAACTCCAGAAAAAATAGGTGGATGGGACCAATTAGGAGCTGATAAGTTAACGGGTCCGGCGAGAGCAGTCCATCACTTTGACAATAATGCTGGAGTTAAATATTCTGCTATTGGGACAAGTAAAATTCTTTATATATACTATGCCGGTACTTACTACGATATTACACCCTTAAGAACATCAATTGCTAGTTGTAACTTTTCAACAACTAGTGGACAGCCTACTGTTACAGTAACATTTCCATCACCACATGGTATGGTAGAAGGAGATATTATAACTTTTAGTAGTGTAACTACACTTACGGGATCTAGTTTTCAAACTACAGATTTTGAAGACAAAGTTTTTGAAGCCACACAAGTTCCAACTTCTACTACCATTGAATTAACAATGGCTTCTAATGAAACCACTGGAAGCACTAGCAATGTAGGGAGTGCAACCGGTAGCCCTTATTACCATGTTGGTCCTAACCAACAATTAGGGGGATATGGATGGGGAACTGCTAACTTTGGCGGAACTGCCGCAGGTATTGCGACAACTACTTTATCGACAACGATTGCATCTGATGCGGCGGTTACAACCGTAGTTGTAGCTAATTCTACTGCATTTCCAAGTTCAGGAGAAATTAGGATTGGGACGGAAGATATCAGTTATACAAATAATGATACCTCAACAGGTACTTTAAGCGGAGGAGCGCGTGCGGTTAATGGAACTACTCTAGCAGGACACACAGCGGGAGCAACAGTAAGTAACATTTCTGATTATGTAGCCTGGGGAGAGTCATCTTCTGAAGACGTTACTCTTGATCCGGGTTTATGGGTTTTAGATAACTATGGAACAAAATTAATAGCACTTATTTATAATGGAAAATGTTTTGAATGGGACTCTTCAGTAGCAGGCGCAACAGGTATAAGAGCCACAGTACTAGCTAATGCACCTACGGCTTCAAGGCATATGTTGGTTTCTACACCAGATAGACACTTAATATTTTTTGGGACAGAGACTACAATTGGAGATACCAGTACCCAAGATGATATGTATATTAGATTTTCTGATCAAGAAAATATTGATGGGTCTACAGCTTATACGGTAACAGCAAACAATACCTCAGTC